TCTCGGGCGTGAGAAAAAACTGGATTTTTCGGAGGGGGGAACGCGTGGAACGGCGGGGAATGGCCCGAGCCGGCCAGGCGGCGAGGCTGATTTTGAGCGAAATGCGGAGGATTTATGACGAAACGCGGGAAGCCTGGAACTGAAAGCATCAGCTCCATGCACGTGATCTGCCGGGACTGCGGCGTCCGCTTTACCATCGAAGCGCCGGAGCTGGCCTGGCTGCGGGAGCGGCGGCTGGAACCCTTCAGCCGGTGCCGGCTCTGCCGCCAGCGCCGCCGAGAGGAACGGACGCGCCAGGCGTCCTTTGCGCCGCCCGGGGAAAAGCGGAGGCCCTGGTAGCATGAGCAATCCCAGGTCCGCAAAAGGCTGGGCAGTGAAGATCAGAGCGGCCTGCGAAGCCGCCGGCACTTATCAGCCGTACTTTGACGCCAGCATCCGGGCCCTGGCCGAGATCCTGGAAAAGCGGGAAGCCGCCGCCAGGCAGTACCGTGCCGAAGGCAGCATCCCCGTGGTGGAGCAGACGAACAAAAGCGGGGCCACAAACGCGGTCAAGAATCCGCTTCTTGTCCTTTGGATGGATCTCCAGGCCGCGGCGCTGAGCTACTACAAGGAGCTGGGCCTCACGCCCGCCGGGCGCACGAAGCTGGGCCTGCCGCCGGATCCCTCCGCGGCCACGGGGCCGAAGGACCCGCTTTTCGGTGACTGAGGTGAGAAAGAGCAGCGGGCTCCACCATCCCGTGAGTGTCTATGCCAAGCAGGTGACCCAGGGCCGGCTCCGGGGCTACTGCTGCCGCTGGGAGGTCCTGGCGTGTCAGCGGCACCTGGACGACCTGCAGCGGCAGGGGACCGATGATTTCCCCTGGATCTTCGATGAGACCCGGGCGGACCGGATCCTGGACTTCTTCCGAAAATGCATCCAGATCCGCGGCCCCATGGCCGGCCAGCCCATCGAGCCGGAGCCCTGGCAGATCTTCGATCAGGGCTGTCTGTACGGCTGGGTCCACCGGGAGACCGGCGTGCGGCGCTTCACCCAGGCTTACAACAAGAGGGCCCGGGGCAACGTCAAATCGACGGAGAACAGCGCCAAGTGCCTCTACCATATGACCGCCGACGCCCTTTATCCGCCTTACCAGCCGGAAAAGGCCGTCTATGAGCAGGAGCCGGAAGTTTACTGCGCCGCCGTGGACAAGGACCAGGCGGGCCGGGTCTGGGGCGACGCCGCGAAGATCGCCGCGGCCTCTCCGGAGATCGCCCGGCGGCTGTACATCCGCCGCACCTATGTGGAGCATCGGACCCGAGGCGGGCAGATGACCAAGCTCTCCAAGGAGACGGGGAACAAGGACGGCGCCGCGCCCAGCTATTTCTGCCTGGACGAATATCACGCCCATAAGGTGGCCACGATCCACGACCTGGGCCTGAACTCCCTGGGCAAGCGGGCGCAGCCCCTGCTGGACATCATCACCACCGCCGGCGACGACGCGGCCAGCAAGCCCTGCTACAAGGAGGAGCTGCTGTGCCGTCAGATCCTGCTGGGAGATCTCCGGTCGGACCGATATTTCGTCATGATCCGGGAACTGGAGCCGGACGACGACCCCCACGAGCCGGAAGCCTGGCTGCGGGCGAATCCCGTGCTGCGCTATCCCGGCGTCTACGGCGACACCCTGCGGGAGCAGGTGCGGACGGAGTGCGAGCTGGCCTACGGCTCCGGAGACGCGGACAAGATCCGGATGTTCCTCACCCGGCGCTGCTGCCTCTGGCAGGCGGACGCCGCCAACGCCAACAAATTCCTCACCACGGAGCAGCTGGATCAGCTGCGGGCCCTCTGCGTGGACCGGGAGGCCTTCGCGGCCCTGACCGACGGGCGGAAGTGCTATTGCGGCTACGACTTGGGAAAACGGATCGACCTCAGCGGCGTGGCCGCCGTATGGGACCTGACCGACGGGCGGATCGCCGCCAAGGCCTATGGCTTCATCCCGGAGAACGCCGCCGCCCAGCATGAGCGCACGGACCGGGTGCCCTATATAGCCTGGGCCCAGGACGGCTACTGCACCCTGACTCCCGGCGACGTGACCGACAACTCCTACGTGGAGAATTGGATCTGCGAAGGAGAACGGGACCACGGGTGGCAGGTGCTGGAGACGGATTACGACGGCCACAACGCGACGGACCTTGCAATCTCCATGATGGACAAGAGGGGCGAAAACAGCGTGGTGGAGATCCCCCAGACCTGCGCGGGCCTGAATCAGGCCACCAAGCGCTTCCGGGAGCTGATCCTCCAGGGGAAGATCGTGCTTGAGTATAGTCCGCTGCTGCTCTGGTGCTGCGGGAACGCGGTGGAGGTCGTCAACAATTACGGGGACATCAAGCTCTCGAAGCGGCACAAGGACGACTCCCAGCGCATCGACCCCCTGGCGGCGCTGATAAACTGCCTGGCGCGGCTACTGGTGAAGCAGGATGAGCCGCCGGACCTGAACGAGATCATCCTGGCGCGGGGTTACGCGGTGAGGTAGATATGAAAAAGATTTTGAGATTTCTGCGGGGCGTGCTGAACGACGCCTGCTTCCTGGCCGGGTCCGCCCTGGCCAGCTGGGGCGCCTGGGAGCTCTGCCGGCCGGCCGGCCTGATCGTGGCCGGGGCGGCGCTCATCACCTTTGCCCTGCTGATCGACGACGGAGGTGCAAAATGATGGAAATGACCAACGCGAGACTGGAGCAGCTGCTCTCCGAAGGCCGGGGCGCGTTCCTGGCGGGGGAGGGCCCCCTGTTCCTCGCCAACGACGGCAGCCTTTACGACAACGGCGGCGGCATGCTGCTGCCCCCGGACGCGGGCCGTGCCGCCATCGCCGCCAGGTTCGCGGGCATCAGCGCCTACACCCTCCCCGTGGCGGGCTCCGCCCTGGGCGGCGTCAAAAACGGCGGCAACGTCGCCGTGAACGAGAGCGGCGAAATGAGCTATGAGCTTCCCACCGCCGGCGCGTCGCTGGGCGGCGTCAAAAACGGCGGCACCGTGACCGTGGCCGGCGACGGCAGTGTGAACCTCCCGGGCGTGATAGCCTTGACGGCGGTGACCTCGACGGCCCCGGAAAACCCCGCCGACGGGGATAAATACGGCAATACCACAGACAAAAAGATCTATGTGGCTGCCTCCGGGAGTTGGGCCGCGGCCACCGGCGCCGACGTGGCCGCAGCTGGCGTCCTCTACGCCTCGGGCGGGCTGTTTTACCACTGGGACAGCGAGAACGGCTTCGCCCTGATCTGATGGAAGGCAACGGCGAATCGAGCCGAAAGCCATATTGTTTCCCTCCTTCTTCTGCCGAACGGTAAGCGGCGGCGGACGTGCGGATCGCCGCTGGGCGAGCTGACGCCCCGGGACAGAGTGCCAAAACACGTCCACCCGCAAGGGTGTCCGAATCGGACAGCCTTGCAAGACCTTGCAACAACCTTACATCGTAGTGCCTGAGCCTGTGAGCCTGAGCCTGTAAGTTCTGCTTACAGGCTCATTATCTTTTTTCGGAGGTGACTCTATGCTCCTGAAACGTGGCATCCACGCCAACCGTGACCCCTCCACCATCTACACCGACCTGGTGAACGCGGAGGACTTCTTTCGGGACAAGGACGGCGAAATGCCCATCAACCCCACCGCGTCCATGAAGCTGTCCGCCGTGGCGGCGGCCCATCGGATCTATTGCAGCAGCATCGCGGTGCTGCCATGGCAGGTCCGCCAGCGGGTGGGCGACCAGCGGCTGGAGCCGGACCATGCCATCAGCCGTCTGCTGAAGACCCGATACAACGACTACATGGGGGCCTACACCGCGGAGCGCGCCATCGTGAGCCAGGCCTTCTGGCACGGCACGGGCTTCGGCGCCATCCGGCGGGACCGGATGGGCCAGGTCCGGGAGATCTTCCCCCTGCCCAGCGCGGGCTACAGCCGGCAGGTGAATCCGGACGACGGCGCTGTCTGGTACTTCTTCAGCGTCCCCCAGGACGCCCCCGGCGCGCCGGCGCTGACCCGGGCCTTCTCCGAGAGCGAGCTGCTGATCCTCCGCTTCGAGAGCTTCAACGGCTACACGGGCTTGGGCCTGCTGGACATGGCCAGGGAGAGCATGGGGACCGACGCTGCCGCCCAGAAGTACAACCGGAAGTTCTTCACCAACGGCAGCCGCCTCAGCGGCGTGGTCAAGGTACAGACGGCCCTGGACGAACCTGTGAAGGATATCGTCCGGGCGGACTTCGAGCGGATGAACCGGGGCCTGGACAACGCCTTCCGCGTTGCGGTCCTGGATCGGGGCATGGAGTACACGCCCCTGGGCATCAGCCAAAAGGACAGTCAGCTCATCGAGGCCCGGAGCTTCGGCGTGGAGGAGATCTCCCGCTTCACGGGCATTCCGGCTTACATGCTCCAGGCCGGCAAGCAATCTTACCAGTCCAACGAGCAGCAGCAGCTGGACTTCGTCACGAACAGCCTGACGCCCCCCATCACCCAGATGGAGCAGGAGTGGACCTGGAAGCTCCTGAACGAGCAGGACCGCGAGGCCGGCGTCTACCTTCACAAAAACCTTAACGCCCTGCTGCGGGGCGACAGCAGCTCCCGGGCGGCCTTCTACGAGAAGATGATCTCCATCAGCGTGATGAATCCGGACGAAGTGCGCGCCCTGGAGGACATGAGCCCCCTGCCGGACGGGAAGGGACAGATCTACAGATTTTCCAAGAACTACGCGCCGGTCGGCGCTGAGGAAGGGAGTGAAAGCTGATGGAAATCAATATCCGGGGCGAGCTGGTGGACAACGAAAGCGCCTTTGTTCTGCGCTGGTACGGCTGGGTGGATATCGCCTGTCCCATGGACGTGAGCCAGGCCCTGGCCGACGCCGGGGGCGAGGAGGTGACCCTGCTGGTGAACTCTCCCGGTGGGGACATGACCGTGGGCACGGAGATCTACAGCCTGCTGCGGCGCTACCCGGGCCGGACCGTGGCCCTGGTGCAGGGGTTCGCGGCCTCCGCCGCCACGCTGCTGATCCAGGGGGCGACGGTGCGCCAGGCGGAGCCGGGCGCTCTGATCTGCATCCACAACCCCAGCCTCGTAGCCGAGGGCGACTACCGGGAGCTGCAGGGCGCTTCGGACAGCGCCCGGAACGCCCGGGAGGCCATCCTGGACATCTACGCCCAGCGGAGCGGCGCGGAGCGCAGCGCCCTGGGAAGCCTGATGAACCGGGACATCTGGATCAGCGCCGGACAGGCCGCGGAAGAATACGGCCTCATCGATGAGGTGCTGGCCTGGGACGGCCCCGCGGACGAACCCCTGGCCTTCATGGCCGCCGCGGCTGCGCCGCTGCCCCGGATCACCAACAAGATGCGGGCCGCCTATGCCGAGCATGTGGCGGCGGAGAAGCAGAAGACCCTGGCGAAGCTGCGGCAGAAGCAGCTGGAGCTGATGTAAACACGGGGGACGGGGGTCCCCTCATCCGGCCCTTCGGGCCACCTTCCCCAGGGGGAAGGCAATAAGAAACGAAAGGATGATATCAAAGATGGATTACGCGAAGACCCTGAATGATCTCCGTGCCCAGAAGGCGCAGCTGCTGAAGGACGCGGAAGCCCTCATCGCCGAGGGCAAGTATGACGAAGTAAGCGCCAAGCACGCGGAGGCGGAGAAGATCGCCAACCAGATCTCCGCCGTGGAGCGCCAGGCCGCCCTGAGCGCCGCGGAGGTGGAGCCCGAGCAGGCCCCCGCTGCCGCCGCCGGGAAGGACCCTGCCGACGACGTGCGCCCCTTCCGGAACCTGGGCGAGCAGCTGAAAGCCGTGTATGACGTGGCCACCACCCACAAGCATGACAGCCGGCTGGAGCGGATCAACGACGCCGTCCTGGGCGGCAACGAGGGCACCGGCGCGGACGGCGGCTTTGCCGTCCAGACCGATTTCGCCTCCGCCATCATGGAGAGTGCGGTGGAGGAGAGCGAGCTGCTGCGCCGGGTGGACCGCTACACCGTGGGCGCCAACTCCAACTCCGCCAAGTGGCTGCGCGTGGACGAAAGCGACGTTTCCGCCGCCGTCTTCGGCGGGATCCAGATGTACTGGGCTTCCGAAGGCGCCACCGTGGCCGCCAGCAAACCCTCCTTTATGGAGATGAAGCTGGACCTGGAGAAGATGATGGGCTTTGCCTACGTCACCGAGGAGCTGCTGGAGGACGCCCCCTTCATGTCCGGCCTCATCCAGCGGGGCTTCAGCCTGGCGGCTGACCGGCTCATGACCAAGGCCATCCTCACCGGCGACGGCGCCGGCAAGCCCCTGGGCATCCTCAACAGCGGCGCCCTCATCACCGTGGCCAAGGAGAGCGGTCAGACCGCCGGCACCCTGACCGGGGCCAACATCAACAAAATGTGGCACCGCCACATCACCCGCTGGCGCAGAAACGCCGTGTGGGTCATGCACCCCGACCTGGAGGAGCAGCTGCCCGGCCTGAGCATCAAGTCCAACGACGGCAGCGCTGAGAAGTTCCTGTGGAACCCCGAGGACGGTCTCCGGGAGATCGACTACCAGCGGATCCTGGGCCGCCCCGTCCTCTTTGAGGACTTCTGCTCCGCCGTGGGCACCAAGGGCGACATCTTCCTCCTGGATCCCTTCCAGTACATCCTGCTGACCAAGGGCACCGCCCGGATGGGCTGGAGCGTCCACGTCCAGTGGCTGACGGACCAGCAGTGCTTCCGCATCGTGTGGCGCTGCAATGGGGCCCCCAAGTACAACAAGCCCGTCACCCTGAACAACAGCAGCAACACCAGGTCCAGCTTCGTCACCCTGGCGACCCGGGCCTGAGAGAGGAGCGTGTGAGATATGAGCAACAGACTGCATGAGGAGCTGGATATCATCTGCGTCAAGGCTCCCGCTTCCATCGCCACCGCCACCGCCACCAAAAGCGACTACGTGGACGGCTCCGGCCGGGATGAGATCGCCTTCCTGTGGAGCATGGCCAACCTGGCCAGCGGGAAGACCATGACCATCAAGGTCTACGCCGCCGACGACGACAGCGGCACCAACGCCGCCGTGGTGGCCACCGGCACCGTCACCGCCGGCGCGGACGCCATCGCCAAGGCCACCGGCTGCGCCAGCGTCAAGGTGCCCGGGGACGGCAAGCGCTTTTACTGCGCGGAGATCACCCACGACAGCGGCAGCGGCGTCATCTGCTCCTGCGTGGCCATCGCCAGGCCCTTCTACTGCCCGGCGGAGGAGCCCGCGCTGGTCGTCAGCGTCTGAGTATGGCCGTCAGCATCGCCGAGGTCAAGGAATACTGCCACGCCGAGGGGGAGTCTGACGCCACCATGGGGCTCTACCTTGGCATGGCCGAGGATTACCTGGCAGGCGCGGGAGTCACCGAGGCCCTGGCGACGGCGGACGGCTATGCCCTTGTCGCCAAGGCCCTGACCCTGCACTTCTACGATAACCGGGGCGGCGCGCCCATCCCGGAAGGCCTGCAGGACTACATCACGCAGCAGCAAAAACGCTGCCGGAAGGCCGCCCTGGAGGCCGCTGCGGAAACGCAGCAGGGCGCTGCGGAAACGCAGCAGCCCTCCGATGAGGAGCCCGCGGCTGCCGGCGGAGAGGGGGACACCGAATGATCCACCTTGACGCCGGGCAGCTGCGGACGCCGGTGACGGTGATCGCCGTCACCAAGACGAAGAACGCCCACGGCTTCAACGAGCCGACGGAAGCGGACGCCCTGGGCTACACCCTGTATGTCCAGTGGCGAAACGCCCACGGCGCCGAGGTCCTGCAGGCCCAGGAGCTGGGCCTGCGGGACAAGGCCACCCTGCGCTGCCGCTATGACGCCCGGATCACGCCCACCTGCCTTGTCCGCAGGGGCGGGGAGGACTGGGAGATCGTCAGCATCGACAACGTGGATGAGCGCGGCCAGTGGATGGAGCTGACAGTCAGCAGAATGGAGGACGCCGTATGACCGACCTGCACGCGACCCTGCAGGCTGCTCTGGACGCCATCGCGCCCTGCAGCGTGCCCTTCAACCTGGATCCGGAGGCGGGGAGGGAATACATCACTTTCTCCGTCACGGACCGCCCGGGGGATCCGGGAGACGACGCGGACGGACCCCGGGTGGCGGAGGTCAGCGTTTACTACGTCTGCCCCCTGGCCGCGGACAGCCTGGCCAAGCGGGCGGCAGTGAAGGAAGCCTGCGACGGCATCGCCGACACTCTGATCCGGGAGACGGACCAGAGCGGCAATTACGGCCAGGTCTACCTCTACACCTTCCAGGTGGTGATCTAGTGGCCAAGATGAAGGTCAAGCTGCCGGATGAGCTGATCCGGCGCATGAACGAAGCCGGGGCCCAGATCGACAACATCGCCGAAGAAGGCCTGAAGGCCGGCGCGCAGGAGCTGGCAGCCGAGGCAGACGCCCGGCTGGGAATGGCCCTGACCTTCCCCCGCATCTATCCGAAGCGGGGAACCGGCGAGCTGCGGTCCAGCCTGGGGGCTTCGCCCATGAAGATCCTGAAAAACGGGGTCTATGACGTCAGGGTCGGCTTTGCGGAGCCCCGTAGGGTTCAGCCCACGCGGCGGATCGGCCGCAGCAAAAAGGGCGGCGGCTATTACACCGCCACAAACGCCATGGTGGCCAACATCCTCGAACACGGCCACAAGGGATCAAAGAACGGCCAGACCCCCGCCCCGTGGTGGAATCCCGCGCTGCGGGACGGGAAGCAGGCCGCCGAAGAAGCCATCCGGAAGACCGTGGAGGGCCGTCTGGATGAGATTTTCAACAAGGAGTGATTGAACTATGTCCACCATCGGTCTGGACAAGCTTTATTTCGCCGATATCACCGAAGCGTCGGAGACCGGTTATGAGACCTACGGGACGCCTTATGCCGCCCCCGGCGTGCAGAGCGCTGATTTCAACATCAACATCGTGACGGCGAAGAACTTCGCCGACGACGGCACCTGGGAGGAGGTCAGGGAGTTCGTGGACGGCACGATCACCATCGGCGCCGCCGACCTGGGCTCCAGCCTCGCCCAGAAGCTTACCGGGGCCACCCTGGACGGCAAGGGGATCCTGATCTCCTCCGGAGACGACGCCCCGCCCCTGGTGGCCGTGGGCTTCCGCAGCCTGCGGGCGGACCACACCTATGAATACGTGTGGCTTTACCGCGTGCGCTTCACGGTGCCCCAGAAGAACTATGCCACGAAGGGCGAAAGCATCAACTTCTCCAACCTCTCCATCGAGGGCTCCATCAACCGCCGGAAAAAGCCTGCCTACAACAACAAGCACCCCTGGAGGGCTTTTGCTGACCCCAACACCGGCGACGCCACCACCATTTCCGGCTGGTTCAGCACAGTCTATGAGCCCACGCAGCCCGTGACGTAGGGGACCGGCTGATGGAGGAGCGTAGCGTGCCCTGCCGCGTGGCAGGGAAGGATTATCCCATGGCCCTGACCCTGCGGGCCACCAAGACCATCACCGAGCGCTTCGGCGAGCTGGAGGCGCTGGGAGACAAGCTCCGCACCGCGCCCTTCGGGGAGCAGCTGGACATGGTCCTTTGGCTGCTGTCCCTGCTGATGGCCGAGGGCTGCGCCCAGGAGAACTTCCTCCACCCGGAGCAGCCCCAGCTGACGCCGCCGACGCAGGAGATCCTGGAGCTGTTCTTCACGCCCGGGGACCTGGTGGGCCTTCGGGACGTCATCTTCCGCTGCATGACCGTCGGCCTGGGCCGGGAGGTCCAGACGGAGGACGACGGAAAAAACCCGGAAGCCGGGCAGGAGACGGCGAGTTCTATGCCCGGCTGATCTACATGGGCGTGACCCAGCTGGGGCGGCCTGAGAGGGAAGTTTGGCTCATGCCCTACGGCCACCTCATGGACCAGATCTCCTGCCATCTCATCTGGAACGGGCTGGCGACGCCCAAACGAGAGCATTACATCGACGAAATCATGCCCGCAGACGTAGCCTGAGACGCCTGCGGGCGAAACCCAAAGGAGGCGGGAGCCCATGGCGACGAAGATCGGCGCAAATCTCCAGCTGGAGGGCGAAAAAGAGTTCAAGGCCGCCCTGAAGGAGACCAACGACAGCCTGAAGGTGCTGGGGAGCGAGCTGAAGCTTGTCTCCGCGGAGTACGACAAGGAAGACAAAAGCATCGAGGCCCTTGCCAAGCGCCAGGACGTCCTCAGCCGCACATATCAGGAGCAGCAGGACAAGGTCAAGCTGCTCCAGCAGCGCCTCGCAGAGGCCGCCCAGGCCTTCGGAGAGGCCGACAGCCGCACCAAGGCCCTGCAGGTCCAGCTGAACAACGCCAACGCCGAGATGGTGAAGACCCAGAAGGAGCTGGAGGGCGTCACCGCCGACCTGAAGACCGCCGAGAAGGGCGAGGACGCCGCCGGGGCCGCTGCGGAGGAGGCCGGCAAGCAGGCCAAAGAGAGCGGCGAGAAGGCCAAGGACGGCGGCAAGGGCTGGGAGGCCCTGGGCGACATCTGCAAGGGCGTCGCCGCCGCCATGGCCGCCGCTGCGGCCGCGGCCGGGGCCGCGCTGGTGGCCGCCGGGAAGGCCCTTGTGGACTTCAGCGTGGACGCTGCGGCCTACGCCGACAACATCAACACCATGGCCTCGGTCACCGGCCTCAGCACGGAGAAGCTGCAGGAGCTGCAATACGCCGCGGAGCTGGTGGACGTGAGCGTGGACACCATTTCCGGCAGCATGACGAAGAACCTCGCCAGCATGAACAAGGCCGTCAAGGGCAACGCCGACGCCGTGGCCGCTTATAAGCGCCTGGGGGTGGCCGTGGCCGACGCCGACGGGAAGCTCCGGGACGATGAGACCGTGTACTGGGAGCTGATCGAGGCCCTGGGGAAGATCGAGGACGAAACGGAACGGGACAGCCTGGCCATGACCCTGCTGGGCAAGAGCGCCAAGGACCTCAACCCCCTCATCGAGGCGGGGGCGGACAAGATGGCGGAGCTGGCCGACAAGGCCCACGCCGCCGGATACGTCATGAGCGAGGACGCCCTGCAGAGCTTCCAGGCCTTCGACGACCAGCTGAAGGAGCTGGACGTGGGCGCCACCGCGGCCAAGAACGCCCTGGGTACCATCCTGCTGCCAACCCTGACCCAGCTCGCCGGGGACGGCGTGGATCTCCTGGGCCAGTTCACCAACGGGATCCTGGACGCCGACGGCGACCTGAGCAGAATGGCCGAGGTGGTGGGGGAGGTGCTGCCCCAGGTCCTGGATCTGATTTTGGGCTATGTCCCCGAACTCATCAAGCTGGCGGGGACGCTTGTTACAAGCCTGGCCAAGGCCCTTACGGAGGGGGACAACCTCAAAAAAATTATGGAGGCCGCCAGCACCCTTTTCACGGAGCTTTTGCAGAGCATTTTGGGCCTCTTGCCTGAGCTGCTGCCCGTGGCGGTGGAGACCATTTTGACTCTGTCCAAGGACCTGCTCGCCCCGGAAAACATCAAGTTGATGATCGACAGCGGCATCGAGCTGCTTTTGACCCTCATCGACGGGCTCTCGGAAACCCTGCCCGAACTCATCCCCCTGGCGGTGGACGCCGTGCTCACTCTGGCCGACGCCCTCACCCGCCCGGATAACCTGGTCAGGATGATCGAATCCGCGCTGAAGCTGATCCTGGCCGTTGCCTCCGGCCTGATTAAGGCCCTGCCTGAGCTCTTGGCCAAGGCTCCGGAGATCGTCTTCCAGCTGGGCGAATCGATCATCAAGGCCGCCCCTACCCTCATCCAGGCCGCGCTGGAACTCATTTTGCAGCTGGCCTCTGCCTTGGGATCGTTCTTCTATAAAGTGACGGAAAAAGGCCGGGAGATCGTGGACAGCATCAAGGACGGCTTCATGGAGAAGGTGGAAAACGCCAGGCAGTGGGGCAAGGACATGATCCAGAACTTCGTGGACGGCATCACCGCCAAATGGAACGACCTGAAATCCAGCGTCTCCAACGTGGCGCAGACCGTGAAGAACCTCCTGGGCTTCTCCGAGCCCAAGGAAGGCCCCCTGAGCGACTTCCACACGTTTGCCCCGGACATGATGGATCTCTTTATCAAGGGCATCAAGGACAACACGGGGCGGCTGCGGTCGCAGCTGGCGGAGAGCTTCGACTTCCAGGATCAGCTGACGCTGCCGGAGGCGGCGCTGCGCTCTCCCGCCGCGGGGATGTCCGAATCGAACACCGGCGCGGCGGCCAACGTAACTATCCCCCTGACCATCGACGGCCAGGTGCTGACGACGGTCATCGCCCAGATCCAGTGGGTCCAGGGGCAGGCCTACGTCCGCAACCTGGGGACGGCTATGTAAGGAGGACAGCATGGGCAGCATCATCATTCGCAGCGCCGGCGGTGTCCAGAAAGCGACGATCCCCCGGGTGCTGCAGGCCTCGCAGCATGGAAGCCTCAGCGGTGAGATGACCTTTGCCATCCGCGTGCCCATCGCCGCCGTGCCCAGCGTCGCCCCAGGCGACGTCATGAGCTACGGCGGGGAGGACTATGACATCGTCCGCGTGGCCAAACGCAGCGCAAACCCGCAGCCGGCCATGGACATCTCCGGAGAGCATGTGAGCTATCGTCTCAATGAGGTCACCTTCGAGGCCGGCACGCTATACACCACTCCCGCGGCGGGGCTGGCGGAGATCCTGGCCGGGACCGACTTCAGCGTAGGAACGGTCCAGGTGACCGAGACGACGCTGCTGTCCTTTACCAGCGACACCAACGTCCGGTCTGCGGTGATGCAGTGGGCCGCAGCCTGCGGCGCTGAGATCCTGTTCAGCGGATGGACCGTCAGCCTCATGGCGCGGATCGGCAGCACGACCCCTGTGGAACTGAGCGACAAAAAGAACGTTGAGACTGTCAGTGTGACGCTGGACGCCCGCAGCGACAGCCAGAGCTATGACTTTACTCTGTATAAGGAAACGGCCCTGGAGCTGGGAGACGCCGTCACCATCTCTTACAGCAGCCTGGGGCTCAACGCCTCCGCCCGGGTGATCTCCATTGACAAGGACCCATTCCATTTTCAGCATGTCCGGATCATAACGGGATCTCAGGTGCCATCCTATGTGGATTCATCTATTCGGGCCATCAACGGCAAGATCTCGGAGGGCAAACCCTATTACGGAGTGACGATCTCCCGGGATTACGGTATCAAGATCGAGCGTTCAGACGGCGCCGCCGAGTCTGTCTTCAATGCCAACCTGTTTGCCATGAGGGCGAAGATCGACGGGGTGATGCAGGACCGGATCTGGTTCGATCCGGAGCTGGGGGACTATCGCTTCGCCGGTCGGCTCAGCGCCGATGCCATGTTCACGGACAGCCTCTATGCTGAGCTTGGGATCATTGCTGAGCTGACGGTGGATGAGCTCTCCACTTCGCGGCGCATCCGCAAATACTTCCTCCAAGATTACACGGATGATAACTTTGTCCATATCAAGGATCAGTATACCAGATACATCACAGGGACCATCGTTTCCTCCACGGGCTTGCTGACAGAGGATGGTTTGAACCTTCTGACGGAATCCGGGCTTGTGCTGACGGAGGAAGTCGGCGCAGCGGCCACGGAGCAGGCCGTGAACCGCTACGGTCAGGGGCTTTACTGGCAGCAGGAGCCCGTGTCCCATACCAACGAAGGTTATCCGCTGGACGAGCATGGGAAACAGGTTTACGCCACCACCAACGTGACAGATTGGCCTGTGGTCGTGTTCAAATACACCTATCTTGTCAAAAAGCAGGACGCTTTCGATTATGTGGGGCAGAACTACATCCCGCAATCCATCTACGGGGCCGGGGACGAAAACGGCAACAGCAAGGGCTATATCTACAAAGACGAAAACAGCTTCAAGATTCGGTATGTGTCCCGGCTGAGGAAGAATGTGGACATTACCTTCTCTGACGAAGGTTTTGTGGACGCTATGCACAGGCGGCTCAAGTCTTGCACGATTAACCCCGGCACGGGGTCTGTGTGGTACACCGTTGAAGGAAGTGAGGCACTTTATACTCTGTCTTTCGTCGTTGACGGTGATACGGTGACATATTTGTGGCCTGACGGATTCTCCTGCTCTGTGACGATCCCGGAGGATGATGAAGATGAATAATGCGACATTGACGCAGGCTACTCTCATGGCCTTGACTATGCAGAATATGGCACATAAGGCCGGGCCGCTCAGTACGGCATTGATGCAAGGCCAAGTTATCAACCGGAATATCAAGCAAGGAGAAACGGTCTGCTGTTACTATAACGGATTGGGAGATTTGCTGAGAATCGGTGATGTTCCGGTTCATGGTGGGGATTTCTTCGTTGACAATGAAAATCGGATGTATGATTTATCTGGCGGGAAAATCAGGATTCGGGACGGCTTGAGCGGCTATGTCTACGATGACGAATCGGTTGACGCATACGATTTTAAGGTGATATCTGGCGGGACTTGCTGTGCCTATAAAGTTTCGGAGAACGAGCAACTTTGGAGGTTCTTTTTTGAAGATGGTACTTCTTGCGATATAGAATACCCTCGATTCGCTAATTACTTCCCGAAGATTGGATATAGAAATGGGCTTATCGGAATCGGGGTAGGGTTGGCTATCAATTTAAATGGAGTCTATATCTATGACAAAAGCGGTCAGTTGCTTTCAAGGCTTGTTGATATCAATACTCCAACATCACTCAGCGAAACCGAAATATACGCCGTATTGCCAAACAGTCCAACGGGGGCTTTGGTTATTACGCAAGTCATCTTGATTGGTGGCAGCGGTTATGGGGCATGGGCGGTAACTACGTCTACATCTGCGAGAATTACGCTGTTTGAAGGGTATTCGGTACGAGGCCAGACAACCGAATACTTGGGCGCAGATCAATCGTATGCATACTTCAAAGTTCAAATGTATGATTCCGAACAGCAATATACCATTGACGAATGGCTTGTCTGGAAAGTGTCGATAGACGATTATACAAGCGAACTGCATGAACACTATTACGGCACGGAACCCGTCTTTTATAATCCGATATCCAGCATGGGGAGTGTCGCCGCAAATCTGGACGGGACTACCAAGCTTTACGATATGTCCAGTATGGAACAGCTTTATGCGTCGGTGCTGACCTCTGTTCCGAATACGTCCATAATTCGGGAGAACGAAGCGTTTCTATGGATCAACGGCAAAGGCGTTTATCAGAAAACCATTTCCGACTGGCTCATGTACCCTACATCGGTTTATCCAAGGTCTGAGCCATATGGTAAACTCGGATATGCAATCGAAAGCCAGAACATCGGGAAAATCGGAACCGCTGTTGTGCTTTTTGAATAGGAGGTTATGTCATGGCAGATGAACAGACAGGAGTAAAAATAAGTCTATTGCCGTCTGCGTCCAGTCTTTCGGATTCGGATGTGTTGGCTGGCGTACAAGGCAATACCACAAAGAAATTCAGCCTGTCGGCGCTCAAGGCGTTTATAACTTCGGCGATTACTGCCGCTGGGATTGGGGCTGTGCCTGATAACCGGAAGGTCAACAACAAGTCGCTTTCAAGCGATATTTCTCTTGATGCTTCAGATGTTGGCGCAAGGGATTCGAGCTGGATGCCGTCTGCATCTGACGTAGGCGCAGAAGCTGAAATCCAGCTTGGAAGTATCAGCTTGTCGGCAACATGGTCTGGTGCCGGGCCTTATAGTCAAACTGTAACCGTGACAGGGGCAACTGTGACGGCAAACAGCAAGGTCGATATCCAACTTACGGCAGCGCAGATCGCAAGCCTGATTTCCGCTGGTGTGACGGGGCTAGTGATTGAGAACAACAACGGGACGCTGACCGCATATGCTGTCGGAGCGCAGACCGGGGCTATGACGATTCAAGTCACGGTTACGGAGGTATCGTAATGAGTATTTACGGCGACCCTGCGACGGTAGGAGGGTCTAACGCTCCCGTGGTAATTAGTGATTCGATAGACCAGCTTAAAATCAAAATACTCAATGGGATGTCCTCTAATTATTATGAAGATATGCGGGGCAATACCAACTTGCGTTCACTTCATATGGATAATGGCTTGATGTTCCATGTAAGCGGGAGTTTCAGTAATACTTCGTCATTTTCGATTGGCTGGAATATCCCTAAAGCTCAATGTGAGAATTTACAAGGAAAATACCTGAATTTCAAGTATGCAGGTACGACCCCAAGCAATATGACGAATCTTAGAGGTATTATACAAGCAAGCGTTTCTCCGTGGGCCAATCAAGCGACTACAACACCGACTACAAGAAAGTGTTTGATATCTTCGTTTCCTACCGTATCATACAATTCCTCATTTGTCGGATTTATGGGAAGCGCACAAGCTGGTGATACTATTGACGTATACCTTGAACTTGTCATTACTGATGACTGAGCGGAGGAATTACAATGGGAATTTGTGGGAAACCTGTCATGTTTGGTGGTTCAGGTGGTGGAACGATTTATGAATCAATCAACCGTTGGGAAATGACGATGCTGGACGGATATTCAGAAGGCAGTCAATTTGCAAATCTGAGGAGTAATAATAGTATCGTTGGCACCTGGAAGACTGGAATCCTGGCATGGCATATAACCGGAAGTTTCAGTAATACTTCACTAGTTTCAATCGGGTGGGAAGCACCAAAAGCAACCATTGAAAGATTCGCTGGAAAATATTTAAACTTAAAAATGTCCGGTTCTATTTCAAACGTGAGATCGATAGAAGGTATTATACAAGCCCTTGTATCACCTTATACTATGCAAGCATATACAACCCAATCTACAAAAAAATGCCTGATTTCTTCGTTTCCTAATTCATACTCAACCGCATTTATCGGCGTACAGGTTGCTGCATCATCGGGAAATACCATCGACGCATACTTTGAACTCACCATCACAGACGATTAAGGAGCAACACCATGAGTCTATCAAAAGTCATTGAAACAGCCCGCGCCGACCTGGGCTATACCGAGAATCCTCCCGGCAGTAACAGAACAAAATACTGGGATGCCTACGATCCCAAGATGCAAGGCCAGCCCTGGTGCGTGTCGGCGCTGTGGTGCTGGTTTAATTGGGCCGGAGAGGGCAAGGCGTTCATGGGCGGCGGGCAGACGGCATCCTGCTCCATGCTCCTGCGGTGGTATCGGGAGCAAGGCCTGACCGTGCCTGTGGAGGATGTGCAGGTGGGGGATATTGTGATTCTCAACTTCCACGGCACGAAGGACACGGAGCATTGTGGGCTGGTGTATGAGGTAGTCAACGATACCTTTGGTCATCTGGTTGGAGTTAGGACTTATGAGGGCAACACATCACCCTCCGATGGTTCACAATCTAACGGTGGAATGGTCTGTGACAAGGATAGACTGAAAAGTCAGATAGTCGGTGTATGCCGTCCCCAGTACACCCCTGACCCCCAGCCTGTGGATGATGTGACCGGACATTGGGCGGAGAAGTCGATCCGCCGGTGCATGGAGCGGGGACTGTTGCAGGGCTACCCGGACGGCAGCTTCCAGCCGGACAAGCCCGTGACGAGGGCGGAGCTGGCGGTGATCCTAAACAGATTAAACAAGGAGGATGATTTGAAATGAGCGCACCGGATAAAGCGCATGAGCTCCGGGCCTTGCTGACGGCGGCCATGTCCTTCATTGTGGCTCTGCTGGGCTGGGTGGGGATCGCCGTGGCCGTCATGCTGGCCTGCATGGTCCTGGACTACATCACCGGCACTTGGGCGGCAAAAGCACACGCGGAATGGACAAGCACAAAAGCGCGGGAGGGCCTGTGGCATAAGCTGGGGGAGATCGTGGCGCTGCTGGTGGCTGCCCTTTGTGACATCGCCGTGGGTGTGGTCCTCTCAAGCGCAGCGGCCCCGCTGATCGGCGACTATCATCACCGGGGCTACATCACCCTGATCGTCGCTGTCTGGTACATATTCACGGAGCTGGGATCGATCCTGGAAAATGCCTCCAAGCTGGGCGCGCCCATCCCGGACAAGCTCATTAAAGGCATCGGCAGGCTCAAGAAAAAGGCCGACGAAGCGGACCCCGTTCCAGGGAAGACCGACGAAGATCCTCCGAAGGGCGAATGAATACATTTGCGCAAATGAAGCCGCAGCCGGCGTCCGAATTGGAAGCCGGCTGCGAGTATCTTCAAAAGTATCTTGAACGTATGCAGAAGGGTGGGGGATTTGGCTTGATTTGGAGTGGCCTTATTTCCGGCATCCGGGCAGAATTGTCGGATAACGAACAGAAAACCGCTTGTTTCGTGCAAAACAAGCGGTTTAATGGAGCTGCTGCCCGGATTCGGACCGGGGACCTCATCCTTACCAAGGGGCGAGGGGTAGGCCGCAGACGACGATATACCGTCATCTGCGGCTTTTGGTATCTTGAAAAGTATCTTGAACGTCATTCAAACACTCTGCGGACGGCGGCGGCGGTGTCGGGCATGTCGCCGCCCAGGAGCTTCGCGTAGATGTCCAGCGTGATTCGGGCGTTGGCATGGCCCATGAGGTACTGCACGCGCTTGACGTCAACGCCGCCCAGGATCAGGCGGGAGCAGTAGGTATGCCGCAGCTGGTGGGGATGGACGGGGAAGTCCAGGGAGATCGTGACGGCGTGATTGCGGACCTTGTCGCCCATCTTCCGGCCCTCTCCCGCCGTGCGGGCCTCCACGACGCGCCAGAGGCTGCGCCAGGAGCTGTAAGAGACGGGGCCGCCCTCCCGGTTATGGATGACGAAATCCGACGCTGAGGCGGCTCTGACGGCCTGCAGGTGGGCCGCCAGGCTGGCGGGCAGGGGGATATCCCGCCGGGCGGCCTTGGACTTCAGCTCGTCGGAGATCTCCGCCGCGGCGTTGGTGGGCCAGCGCAGGGCCTGGCGGACCTCCAGGAAGGGCGAGTCCCCCTCCGGATGCACGTGCGCCCAGCTGAGGCCCAGGGCTTCCTCCCGGCGCAGGCCGGCATGGAGGCAGAGCCGGCAGAAGGTCTCCGTCTGAGTGCCCTCCACGGCGGCCAGGAGCGCCGCGGCCTGCTCCGGGGTCAGAGGGTCCACCTCCGCGGGAGGCGGGCCGCCGGGCTTCACGTCCTCCGCCGGATTGCCGGTCATGTACCCGTTTTTGACGCCGAAGGCGCAGATATTCCGGACGATGGCCAGGAGCTTCGTCTGACTGTCCCGGCTCATGGAGCTGACGGAGGCCTTGAAGCGCAGCACGTCTTCCTGGCGCAGCTGGCCCGCGGCGGTCTCGCCCAGGACGGGGAGGATGTGATTGTTGAGGGCGCTCTGACGGTAGGCCCGGACCCGGGGCGAGACGTCGGAGGCGGTGAGGGACGCCCATCGGATGGCCACGGCGGCGAAATCCGGGGAAGACTCCGCCGCTGCGGCCGCGCTCCAGGCGGCGCGCCTGGCGTCCACCTTGTCCCGGACGGCCTGTTTCGTGTCGCCGTAGACGGGGACGTACTTCCCGGAGGGGTCCTTGATCTGCTTTTTCCAGAGCTGCTTTTCCGGCACCCAGGTCATTTCCGGGCGGCCTCTACGGCGCGCCATGGTCTCCGCCTCCTTCGGCGACGGTGAGCAGCTCCCGGAGGAGCCGCAGGGCTTCCCTGCGCCCGTCGGCGTCAAGGCGGCGGAGGATGGACAGGATCTCATCCCGGACGGGCGCGGTGATCTCCGGGCAGCCTTCAGGCTGCCCGTTTTTCGTTTTTTGATACATGTGTTTCTCTTTCCGCCCGGGCCGTTAAATTTGCGCAGCATCATGCTATAACGGGGGCGGGGAAAAAGCAAGGGGCGCGGGGACGCTGCGGCGGGACGGGGGACGGGGGCCCCCTCATCAGTCGCCTGCGGCGACAGCTTCCCCTAGGGGAAGCCTGACCTCTCCGCCGTTGCAGCGGCACCTCCCCTTTCAGGGGAGGCAAAGGGCGGTGTCCGAATCGGACATCGTCATTTTTCGTTTTCGGCCTGGAGGGCGCGGAGCTGGGCCAGGTAGAGACGCTGCTGATCCGGCGTCAGGTCCTCCACCCGGGCCATGATCTCCGCGATCACGGGATCCTCCGGGATGGGCTCTGCCCCGGAGGGCGTTTCCCCGATCAGCTCGGAGACGGTGCAGCCCAGGTAGGCCGCCAGCTTTTCCACGCGATCGATGCCGGGCATGGAGCCGCGCCGCAGGATGTCTCCGATAAAGGCATTGCCGACCCCTGCTTCCCGGCAGGCTACGGTGGGCTTTACGCCTTTCGCCTTGCATAGCTTTTTGATATTTTGCACAAAAATCTCAGGATTCATGGGTTATACAACCTCTAAAATACGATTGTTGAAAACTTACAAAAATACGCAATAGCGCCTTAATAAACTTGACAATACGCATTTGCGTATTTATGATTGTTACACGGCGCAACGGACAGCAATGTCCTTACCAGCAGTTCGGGCAGTATTTATATCCGGCTGCGTCCGCTTCGGCGACGGTCATTTCCCGGTAATTTTTCATGCCGGAGCAGTCGTGGATCCTGTGGATTGTGCTGGATTTCGCGCTGACGTAGACGATGGTGTCCGCAGGGACGCCGTGGATATACTCCGTCGGCGTCGGCTCGGGCGTCGCAGTGGGCTCCGGCGTGGGCTCCGGCGTGGGCTCCGGCGTGGGCTCCGGCGTCGGCGTCGGCTCGGGCGTCGCAGTGGGCTCCGGCGTAGGTTCCGGCGTAGGTTCCGGCGTGGGCGTCGGCGAAGGTAATACCGTCGGCGCTGCCGTCGGTGAGAGCGCAGCTTCCGGCGTCAGCTCCGGCATGGCGCGCACTTCGGCAGTGGGCGCGGGGGATTCCTCCGGCTTGCCGCCGCCGTCCCGCAGGAGACCCACGCCGCCCAGGACCAGGACGACGACGATCCAGAACCAGACGCGCTTATAGATCGGCTTTTTCATCTGACTTATCCTCCTTTTTCTTCTGTTTCGTTCTTCGTCCGCCGCCCTGGCGGATCTTCTCCAGGTAGCCGGCGGTGATGATGCCGGAGGGCAGGGCCACGATGGCGATGCCCAGGACGGAGGAGATCATGGCGATGAGCCGCCCGGCGGTGGATGTGGGGTAGATGTCCCCGTAGCCCACGGTGGTGAGGCTGACGGTGGCCCAATAGACGGCGTCGAAGAAGCTGCCGAAGGAATCGGGCTCCACATTGAAGATCACCAGGGCGGAGATCAGGATATAGGCCGCGGCCACGGTGCCCACGGCGATCAGCGGGGCCTTCTGCTCCCGGATCACGTCCACGATCAGGACCAGGCTGCGGGAATAGCGCAGCATTTTGGCCGCCCGCAGCACCCGGAAGGTGCGCAGGAGCCGGATGATCTTCAGGAGGCGCAGGCCGCCGGAGACCGGGGCGAAGGAGGGCAGGATGCAGAGCAGGTCCAGGATGGCCAGGACGGTGACGGGGTAGAGGAGGAAGGACAGCGCCCCCTTTTGGAGCTTCAGGTCGGCGGTGAGGAGCCGCAGGGCATAGTCCAGGATGAAGACGGCGACGCTGACCCTGTCCAGGACGGCCAGGGCCGGGGTCTGTTCCTTGAAGGCCAGGGGCACCAGGGAGGCGACGATCACCACGATCATGCCCCAGTCGTAGGCCGCGCTGGCCTTATCGCCCTCGTGGGCGACTTCTATGATCTCGAAGATCCGGCGGCGGAGCTGCTTCATGGGATATGGAACCAGCGCCCGAGCTTGGCGCGGCGGCCCTGCTTCGTAGTGGGGATGCCGGTGGCCCGGGCGATCCTGCGCTTGACCCTGGTGACGCCAAGGGCGCGCTTCCAGCTGAAGGTGAGGCCGGGGATGAGCTTCTTTCTGCGACGCTTTGCCATGGCTGCGCCTCGCTTTCTGAGGATATTTTGAGGAGGGACGACGATGGAGAATAACGGCATTGTGCCCTATGCAGACCCTACTTTTCCGGAGGCGCTGGCCTCGCTGGGCGGCGCGATCCGGCGCATTGCAGACGCCTGGCGTCAGATGGCCGAAGTCATTGCAAAGTCGCTTCGGCCCGTGATCCGCACCGCGGGGGAGATGATCGACGCCTGGGCCGACGAACGACTCCGCGCCGTGGCGACGGGGAAGGAATGGCACCTGATGAAGCACGCCCGGAAGGCCAGGGTGCGGAAGAAATACCGGAATCTGCTGCTGCGGCGCTGGCTGGCGCTGCTGGCGGCAGGCGTGGAGGAGGAAGACGATGAATGATTCTGCGGGCTTCGATAATTGCCCCTTTTGCGGGTGCGGCTCCGGGCGCTTCGTTATCAACACTTTAGGACGTCAAGGCGACTTTTGCGAGGAGGCCTTCGTTGTCTGCGAGTGCGGCGCCAGAATGAAGGCTCTGGCTGTGCCGGAGCGATATGAACACCTGGCCGAAGATCTGTATCGGAGGATCCCTCGACGCAGCGCGCTGGATATCCTCCGGGAGAAGTGGAACCGGCGGGCGGGGGCCCCCTCATCCGGCGCTTCGCGCCACCTTCCCCCAGCAGGGGAAGGCAGAGCCGACGAATGAGCCGCAGCATCTTCACGCCGGAGGAGCTGGAGGAGCTGGCGGCCTTTGACGCCGAGATCGAGGACGAAGACAAGCCGCTGACCCTGGAGGAATACCGGGAGTCCATGCGCAGGGACCGGGGCCTGCAGGGGCCGCCGAAGCCCCACACCGAGGCCCAGCGGGCCAGGGAACGGGAACACGCCAGGAAGCGGCGGAAGATCCCCGCCGTGGCGGAGCGGCAGCGGCAGGCGCACCGGGCCTGGTACGCGAAGAACTGCGAATATGCCAAGGCATGGCAGCGGGAATATTACCTGACCCACACCGACGCCAAGCGCCGAAGCACGGAGGAACTGCACCGGCGGCTCCAGGGCAACCCCGCGGCGGCGGAAATGCGGGCGCTGCGCAAGGCCCTGGGGATGACCCTTCGCCAGCTGAGCCCGATCATAGGGCGCAGCGCCCAGGTGATCCACTATTGGGAGACGGGGCAGACCCGGGTGCCCGCCTGGGCGCTGGAGCGGCTGCGGGAGCTGGCGGAGACGGGGTCAGCAGAAGCCTCCGGCCCGGCGGAGATCGTCAGCCCGCCGCCCGCTTTCTCCCCCACCGCTTCGCGGAGCCCCCTCCCGGAGGGGGCCAGGGACGACGGCGTACAGTTGCACAGCGTAACAATAGCACATCCGGCGGAGAACCGTCAACAGAAAGGAGGTGAGGAGAGCTTGCTGATCTTCATCAAGGATCGGCGGACGGCCCTGGGCATGACCCAGGAGGATCTGGCGGCCCGGGTGGGGGTGGAGCGTCCGGCCATCGCCCTTTGGGAGGCCGGGGCGCGGACGCCCACCACGGACAAGCTGCCGGCCCTGGCGTCGGCTCTGGAATGCGGGATCGACGCCCTGTTCCGTCCGCCCGAGGAAAATGCTGACAGAGAGGAGGCCGGCTGACAATGGAGCAGGGCTACCGGAATATCTGCCTGATCGGCAGGAGGTCTGCCGGAATGACCCAGGAGCGCTGGGCGGAGGCCGTGGGCGTGAGCGTGGAGGCCGTGCGAGGCTATGAGGCGGGGGAGTACATGCCCTCGGACGACACGGCGCTGCGCATGGCGGACGCGGCGGGGATGCCGGTGCTGAGCCACTGGCACCTGTTCAACAAATCCGCGGCGGCCCGGGCGATCCTCCCGGAGGTGCGGCAGCTGGGGCTCAGCATGGCGGTGTGCCGCCTGCTGGCGGCCATGGCCCGCTTCATGGAGGCCCACCGGGGCGACCGGCTGCTGGAGATCGCGGCGGACGGGCGGGTCGACGAACTGGAAAAGCTGGACTACGGCGCGATCCTGGCGGAGCTGGAGGGCATCACGGCTGCCGCCATGGAGCTGAAGTATGCCAGAGAGGAGGACAGCGGATGCTTTTGACGCCCAAGGAGCTGTGCCAGGAGCTGCGGATCAGCTACAGCACCCTGACGCGGATCGTGGCGAGGGGAGAGCTGGCGTCTTTGCGCATCGGGAGCGCCCTGCGCTTCCGGCGGGAGGACGTGGACCTCTACCTGGAGCGCGCCCGCTTCCGGGACGAAGTGCCGAAGACGCGGCCGGGCACGAAAAAACCGCCCCCGGCGCAGCGGCGCAGGGAGCGGACGCGGGAGATCCCCGATCTGGAGGAGTACAAGCGCTCGGGGGTCTACATCCCCGGAATGCCCTATTTCAAGGGCATGAAGGTCACCATCCCCGCGCCGGAGGCGAAGGGAGGTGAAATAACGTGAGAAGATCTGCGAAGCTGGCCGTGGCGGCCCTGGCTCTGGCGCTGCTGCTGCCGGAGGGAGCCGAAAAAGGCGGCCTGGGCCTGGAGACGGGCTTTGCCCTGGCTTTAGGGCTGCTGGCCCTGGCGGCATGGCTGCTGCTGCGGGCCGGTGTGCTGGCGGGACAAAAGGAAAACGCCCGAGCCTCTGACACAGACTCGGACGCTCCCCGGTCCCTCGGGAGGAAGGACGGTTAATGGGTAAGCACAGTATAGCACCGGGGAACGTTCCCCGCAAGGACATTTTCACCGCGTCGGAGCTGGCCGAAATGGCCCGCTTCGACGCCGCCCTGGAGGCGGAGGTGACCTTCCTCACAAAGGAGGAACTGGCCCTCGCCGCCGCGCTGGACCGGGAGGCCCAGGCGGAGAGACGGGGGACGACCTCTCCACCGGCTTCGCCGGTCCCCCTCCCCTTGCAGGGGAGGCAAAAGACGGCGGAGACAGCGGAGCATCGGGCGGCCAGACTGGAGAAAAAGCGGCAGTACGGCCTCGCCCATCGGGAGGAGCGGATCGCCTACATGCGGGCCTACAACGAAGCCCACCGGCAGGAGCGCCGGGAGTATCAAAGAGCCTACGACGCCGCCCACAAGGCGGAGATCAACGCCAGGCGGCGGGCCAAATATGCCGCCAAGAAGGGGAAGGAGAAGGAACATGGACAATAAATACCGGATCACGGTGACGGACCTGGAGACGGGGCAGGTGGCCGCAGACGGCGGCATGGCTGCCCGCTGCGACACCAGCTTCGGCCTGGTCGTCGCCCTGGGCGGCCATTCGGAGGCCGGAGACGCCTTTTTTACAAATATCGTCGCGGATCACGAGCGCGGCGTCAGCCGCTTGGAGGTCATGCACCTCTTTGACGCGTGCTTTCATGCCTTCGGCCAGATGATCCGGGACGACCCGGACCCCAGCACATGCTTTTCCCTGTCCGTCATGGCCTTCACGCGGTACATCGAGGAGCAGATCAAGGCGCCGCTGCTGCGGCACGCCCTTTATGCTGCGCTGGCGGAGGACGCGGCCAAACAGTGGGAGGCCAGCCGGAAATGAGGGAGCTGAGCTTCAACGTGGAGGCCGCCAGGCGCTTCGGCGTGGACGGGGCGGTGATGCTCCAGGGCATGGCGGTGTGGATCAGCAAGAACCGGGCCAACGAGCGCCATTTCCATGACGGGCGCTGGTGGACGTACAACTCCAAGGCCGCCCTGGCCAGGCTGTTCCCCTTCTGGACGGAGAAGCAGCTCCGCCGGATCGTGAAGAACCTCAACGATTCGGGGGCGCTGCTGCTGGGGAACTACTCCGACGGCAGCTTCCACAACACGACCTGGTACGCGATCTCGGACGAAGTGCTGGCGCTGCTGGGGGCGGAGGAATGCGCCGCGGCGGCGGAGACGGGGGTCCCCATTCCGCGGGCGAGGGCCCCACGCTGGGACGCCTGCGCTACCCCCTCATCCGCCGCCTGCGGCGACACCTTCTCCCGGGAGAAGGCCGAAGAAACTACCTGCCCAAATGGGCAGGTAGCGGAAAGTACCTGCCCGAATGGTCAGGTGTACCTGCCCAAACGGGCAGAAGATAAACAAATAGACACAAACAATATCCCCCCTGTAAGCCCCCCCGAGGGGGCGGGGAGCATGAGCGAGGAATTTGACCGGGTGTGCCAGCTCTGGTATCGCCATGACGGCAGCCTGCCGGTGATCGACCGGGACGCCACCTTCACCGAGTACCTGAAGGCCCGGCAGACGTCGAACCTCGCCCCGCTGCTGGCGGGGCTGGAGACCTGGGTGGACGCCCTGGGCCCCGCCCGGCTGCCCCTCTGGAAGGTCCTGTCCGGAGAGCCCTGGCGGGAGACCTGGCGGGAGGACCCCTTCTTCTGGCTGTTCTGGCAGATCTATCCCCGGAAGATCGACAAGGACCGGGCCCGCCGGGCCTGGGCGAAGCTGAAGCCGGACCGGGCGACGTCGAAGGCCATCCTGGAGTCCCTGCGGCGCTGGAAGCTCTGCGATCAGTGGCAGGAGGAGCGCTTCATCCCCCACCCGGCCACCTGGCTGAACGGGAGACGCTGGGAGGCGACGCCCCCGGGCATGGGCCGCGGCTCCGCTGCGGAAGCGGAGGAAAGGCAGGTGGAGGAATGGACGTGACGTCCTTATTCGCCGGAATGGCGGGTATCCGCACAAGCGCGAATACCCGCAGATTCCGCCGAAACGTCCTTCCCAAACCGAAGCCGGCCGCTTCGGTTTGGCTGGGGAACGCCGGGACGGGATCCCCCTCATCAGTCGGCTCCGCCGACAGCTCCCTCCCGGAGGGAGCCGGGGAGGGGAGGTGAGAGCATGACGCGGAAGCGGTTTTTGAAGCTCAACCGGGCATTATGGGCCCGGGCGGGAAAGCCGGAAATGTTTCGGCTTTGCGAGGCCCTTAAAATCCTCCCCGGTATGGACATGAGCTATCGGCAGCTCTGGGCTCCGACGCGGTTTATGGCTGCCGTTTTGGACGTCGGCGTCCCGGGAGGCCGCCATGGACGATAAGGCGCGCCAGAGGCTGCTTGATTCCCAGGCGGCGCTGATCGGCTCCCTCTTGATCGACGGCTCCATCGCCGGGGAGGTTTTCGCCGCGGTGCCGGAGACGGACTTCCTCTCGGAGGGCATGCTGGCCCTGTTCCGGGGCTGCCGGGGCCTGTTCCTGGCGGGGAAGCCGGTGGACCCGGTGCTGCTGGCCCAGGCCCTGGGGGACGGGTACCGTCAGACCATCATCGACTGCATGGACCTGACGCCCACGGCGGCCCGCTGGCGGGACTACGCGGCGGCCCTCCGACGGGACGCGGCCACGGAGCGGCTGCGGAGCCTGGGGCTGCGCCTCAGCGCCTGCGCCGACCCCGCGGAGGGGGAGCAGCTGCTGACCGAGGGCCTGGGGTACTTCGACCGGCGGACGGGCCCCCAGCGCCAGACCCTCCGGGAGGGGCTGGAGGCCCTGGAAAAGAGCCTCGCCGACCCGGAGCAGAAGCCGAAGTACCTGCCCATGGGCTTCAGCGCCCTGGACGGGCGGGTCCGGGTCTACCCCGGCAAATTCGTCATCCTGGGAGGCTACCCCAGCAGCGGCAAGACGGCCCTGGCTTTGCAGATGGCCTTTTCCATGGCCCGGAGCTGCCGGGTGGGCTTCTACAGCCTGGAGACGGACTTCCGCACGGCCTTCAACCGCCTGGCGGCCTACCTCACCGGCACGAATTACGCCCACATCCAGGACGGGGAACTGACGGAGGCGGAGGAAATGCACCTGAAGGAGCTGACGCCCTTTTTCAAGCTGGACAGCCTCACCGTGGAGCATGCCAGCCGGCTGAACGTCCAGACCCTCCAGGCCAGCGCCCTCAGCCAGCGGTACGACGTGATCTTCATCGACTACCTCCAGCTGCTGGAATCGGACCTCCGGCGGGACGCCACCCGATACGAGCAGACCACCCGGGTGAGCATGGAGCTGCACCGCTTCGCCCAGGATCGGGGCGTGGCCGTGGTGGCCCTGAGCCAGCTCTCCAGGCCGGACAAGGCCCAGAAGAAGCCCCGGCGGCCCACCATGAGCGACCTGCGGGAGAGCGGCCAGCTGGAGCAGGACGCCGACGTGGTGATGATCCTGGCCCAGGACACGGAAAAACCGGACAGCGGCGACCGGCTGCTGTACATCGACAAAAACAAGGACGGCAAGCTGGGGATGGTGCGCCTGGCCTTCGAGGGGGAGACGCAGCGGTTCAGCCAGAGGATCAGGCAGGAGGAGCCCAAAAAGGGCTACGGCCTGCCCAAGCCCAGGGACCGCTGGAAGGCCTTCGAGAACGCGGAGCCAATCGAGCTGCCGGAGGAGTTCAAGGAATGATACAGATCGGAGACAAGCGGGCGGAAGTACCGACGCTGGAAGGCGCCTGGTATCTCGGGACCCTGCCCTGCAGGGTGGTCTACGTACACCCTGACAGGAGATTTTACACCGTGGAGTTTACATTTGACCGGGGGCGGAGCTTCCGGGAAAGCTACTGGCTGCCCCGCAGCCGAGTCGAGGAGTGAAGGAGGCCCATGGACGAACTGAAAAACTGCCCGTTCTGCGGGCGAAAGATGAAGCTGACCACAAGCCGCGAGCTTGGCTTAGTAGAATTTCAGCTTATCAGCCATGCCGATTATGCCCAAATGGTGTGCCCCTTGGGGCGCGGGGTTAGGTGGGCCGGCACGGCTGAGGAGGCAACGTATCTGTGGAACATGCGAGCCGAATGCGAAGAATCCTGAAACTGCGGAATGTTTGTGCAGGCTGCCGCTACTATCATCCCGAAAACGGCACCTGCCAAAGCAAAAAATGCTCTGCCGGCGGGCCCGGATATGTGACGATCTTCGACAGGCTCTTTTGCACGCCTTGTCCGCCGTCTGAGACCGCAGCGCAGAGAACCGAACGATAGAGGGCTACGGCCCGGAAAGGATTTTGAGAAAATGGAGGTTTACAGCATCGTCAATCTGAAGGGCGGGGTGGGGAAGACCGTCACCGCCTGCAACCTGGCCGCCATCCTGGGGGCCTACCACGGCCTGCGGGTCCTGCTGATCGACGCGGACGCCCAGGCAAACGCCAGCGCCTTCTTTGGCTGCAATGAGGCGGGAAGCACCCTGGGGGACGTCCTGGAGGGTCGCTGCGCCTACTGGCCGGAGTTCATCCTGGAGACGGAGCAGCAGAATGTGAGCGTCCTCCCGGCGGACATCAGTCTGCTGGAGCAGGACATCGCCTCGGTGCGAAACGGCGGCGGAGCCGGCCTCGGCGCCCTGCTGGAGCTGCTGGACGCCGTGGAGACCGACGACGCCTTCGACGCGGTGATCTTCGACTGCCCGCCGGCCTTTTCCGCCGCCAGCGTGGCGGCCATCGCCTGCTCCGACGCGGTAATCATCCCGACGAAGATCGACGCCTGGAGCATCGGCGGCGTGGAGGAGATCACCCGGCAGGTGGAGGGCATCCGGCGGCAGATCAAGCCCATACGCCTCGCCGGCGTGCTGGTGACCATGTATCACAGCGCCGAGGTGCAGCGCCAGGGGGAGGAGCTGCTGCGCGCCAAGGGCCTGCCCGTCTATGAGACGGTGATCCGACGCACGGACAAGGTGGATGAGGCCACCTTCGCCCGGCAGCCCCTGTTCCGGTGGAGCCGGACCAGCGCGGCGGGACGGGATTACATGGCCTGGGCGAATGAATTTGTGAAAAAGGAGGGGCTGAGCGGTGGCGAAGAAATTTGACCTGGCGGAGCTGATCGCTGGGCAGGAGGCGGGCGCTGCGGTGTCCGATTCGGACACCGGGAGGCAGCAGATCCGGTATATCCCCCTGGAGCTGATCGACCCGGACCCGAACAACTTCTACACCATGGAGGGCCTGGAGGAGCTGGCGGGGAGTATCGAAATGCTGGGCCTGCAGCAGCCCCTCCTGGTCCGCCCCGGAGAGAACGGGCATTATATCACGATCTCCGGCCACCGGCGGCGGGCGGCGATCCGCCTGATCGCCGACGGGGGCAGCGGCCAGTTTGCGGAGGGCGTCCCCTGCATCGTGGACGAAAGCCCTGCCTCCGACGCCCTGCGGGAGCTGAAGCTCATCATGGCCAACGCCGACACTCGGAAAATGAACAGCGCCGACCAGGGAAAGCAGGCGGAGCGGATCGAGGATCTTCTGCGGCAGCTGGTGGATGAAGGCTATGAATTTCCCGGGCGGCTGCGGGACTGGGTGGCGGAGCTTAGCGGCCTCAGCCGCACGAAGCTGGCCAGACTGAAGGTGATCCGGGAGAAGCTGGAAAAGAGCATCAAAAAAGCCTACTACGACAAGGGGACCCTGGGGGAATCCGCCGCCTACGCCCTGGCCAGGCTCCCGGAGGACGCCCAGCGGCGCATCGTGGACTGGTATCGGGCCAGGAACAGCGGCGGGTCTGACAAGAACGGGCTGCGGTATCTGTACGAGAACACCATCGAGAGCTACGCCAAGGACCTGGACCGCGTGCAGGCTCTGACCTGCCCGGAAAAGCTGGGGGGCGGCGAATGCCTCAACCGGGCGGGGATCCTGGAGCACCTGTGGCGGGGGAGTTATCGGGTTTACGGCGGGAGCTGCGCCGCAAAGAGCTGCTGCTTCACCTGCGGCGAGCTGGCCACCTGCAAGAACGTCTGCCCGAAGATGGCCGAAAAGGCCAAGGCCGAGAAAGCCAGCCGGCGGGAGACGGCCAGGGCCGAGAAGGAAGCCAGGGAGCAGGAGGAAGCCGCGCCGAAGGAGTGGGTCCGGAACGTGTGGCAGCGCTTCGGCAGCGCCCTCACTCGGGCCGGGCTGGAGGAAAAGAACCTGGAGAGCATCCGGAAGATCTACCAGATCCCGTCGGATGAGGTGAAGGCCCTGGAGGCCGGGGAAAGCAAGAAGATCCGGGCAGACATGTGCCTGCCCTTCTCCAATGCCTCCTACCGGCACGATTTCGATAAGCTGATCGCCCTGGCGGACCGGCTGGACGTGAGCATCGACTATCTGCTTTGCCGGTCAGACGATCCCGGGCGGGGCGTCGGCGCTGCGGCGGGGACGGACGAATGGAGGCCCTTCCCGATGGCGAAGCCGCCGAAGGGACAGCGGGCTTTTGTCCAGCAGGAGAGCAGCGGGCCGGGGTACTTCACGGAGGCCCGTCTCGCCAAGTGGGACGGGAACGCCTGGACCTGGGTCAGCTCCGATGCAGGGATTTCGGAGATCGAGGCGACACGGGTGATCTGGTGGTTTCCGGAGCCGGCTTATCCGGCGGAAACGGAGGAGGAAGACGATGCCGAAGACATCCCCGAATGAGCGGTATATCTCCCAGGTGAACGCCGCGGCCCGGAGCGTGGGCATGAGCTACGGCTCCTATGTCTTCGTCACCGGCGGGGCCGTGCCGCCCCCGGACTGGCTCGTGGAGCGCCGCCGCCCCGACGCGAAGCGCTGCGCCCGCTGCGGCCGCAGCTATGTGCCGGCCAGCCCGCGGCAGATCTACTGCACCGCCCACTGCCGCAAGGCAGCCTACGATGAAAGGATGGCGAAAGCATGAAAAAACAATCTGGTCGAGGCGGAATCGGTTTCGTCGGCCTGCTGACCATCGCATTTGTTGTGTTGAAGCTCTGCCGCGTGATCTCCTGGCACTGGATATGGGTGCTGTCTCCCTTGTGGATCAGCGGCATCATCCTCTTTGCCTGCGCTGTGATCGTTGCTGTGGGAAAGGCCAAATAGCATGAGCAGGTTTATTGAAGTACATGTGTCCGGCTCCGACGACGCGACGCCGGCCCGAATGCTGGTCAATGTGGAACAGCTGGATTTCGCGGAGGCCTGGGAGGGAGGATGCAAGCTCTATTTCGGCCATACGCGCCTGAATGTACTTGAAAGCTACGAAGACGTCGCTGCCCTGCTTTCATCGGTAGGCCTGCCGGTGGCGCGGAGGTTCCCCCGTCCGTCCCGCATCGAATACCCTTGTGAGCTTTTTACAAGCTCCGACGACGACGATGGGGGGGGTGACCCTTGATGGCCGGACGCCCGCGGAAGCAGCTGCCCATGAGCGACGAAGAGATCCGCCGGGAGTACCGCCTGGCGAAGAACCCGGCGAAGCAGATCAAGATCCTGGCGGATGAAAACGACGTCTCCCGGGAGACCATTCGGCGGATCGTCTGCGAGAAGCCGTCCCCGCCGCCAAAGCTCAGCGGCTTCGTCCCATTTCAGGAGCTGGCGGAAAAGCAGAAGGAAAAGGAGAAAGACAATATGCCCGAAGACGAATCTATCCCCCTGCGGGTGTCGGCGGAGGGGGAACTGCCCTCGGAGACGCCTACATGGCACCCGCTGCCGTCGGCCCCGCCCCAGGCGGCGGCGGACTTCGACGACGCGCCCGCTGCGGCGGGGCCCCCTCATCAGTCGGCTGCGCCGACAGCTTCCCCCGAGGGGACGCCTTTGGAGGGCGAACCGGGGCCGTCGTCTCTGCCGGACGTGCAGGACCTGCCCGAGGCGGGCACGGTGACCGGCCTCATGAAGCTCCGCGCCGCGGAGCGTCGATACTTCCTCACGGAGCCCCAGCTCATGGAGCTGTGGTTCATCCTGGGGAAGCTCCAGGGCGTGCTGGACGCGGCGGCGGAGGCCGGGAAGCCCGGCGAAGTCATGAAGGACGCGGTGGATGAGCTGGAGAGCCTGCTGCGCTCCCTGAGTTAGCGGATCTGATCCTGGGCACCAAGCGAAAGGCCGGGGCGAGCCCCGAACACCATGGCAAGATCAAAGCGAATGATAACGGTCCGGGCCGGGCGGCTGTTCTTCGGCGTGGCCTACACCCAGGCCCGCGCCGGCGACCCGCCCCAGGTCCGGGCGGCCAAATCCAAGGTCACCACCGCGGCAAGGCGGAAGATCAACCTGCGCCTGGCCTGGCAGAAGCTCATGCTGCTCCTGGCGGCGAACTTCGACACCTCGGACCTCTTTGTCACCCTTACCTACGACGACGCCCACCTGCCCGCCACCCGGAAGGCCGCCAACGCCTGCCTGGCCAAGTACCTCACCCTGCTGCGGCGGGCCTTCCGGCAGGAGGGGCGGGAGCTGAAGTACGTCTACGCCACCGAACACAAGGACGACGGCGGGCGCTGGCACCATCATCTGGTGATCCCCGCCTGCGCCTATGAGACGGTGCGCAGCCTCTGGACCGGCGGGACGGACATCGAGATCGGCGCCATCGACGCCTGGGGCTATGAGGAGCTGGCGCGGTACCTCACCAAGGAAGCCCGGGAGCCCGGCGCCCCCGTGGGGGCCCGGAGCTGGAGCTGCAGCCGGAACCTGGAGCGGCCCGTGCGGGAAAGCCGGATGGTAGAGGACTACGTCACCCTGGCCCCGCCGCCCGGGGCCTCCGTCCTGGGGCGGGACAGCACGGTGAACGAGTGGGGCAGCTATGAATACCTATGTTGTCTGCTCCCCGCGCCGCCCAAGCCCCGCCGGAGGCGGCCGAAGCCCCGGCGCTAGGGCGCTCAAAATCGAAGAAGGCTTAACTTTTTCAAGCTTGGAGCAGGGTATATCTTAAGGAGAGGGGGTGAAAATCCTCTTGATTTCCGACGCTGGAGGCCGTATAATAAGCGTGCAGAAGGGGTGGGCGATCTGCCCCGACTGCGGCCGGGGGCGGCTGATGCCGATCCTCCCGGAGACGCGGGGGCGGATGATCCCCGCCTGGTGCAAGCGCTGCCGGCGGCAGCACTTTCTGAACATTGACGCCAGTGCCTGTGCCCTTGAGCCTGAGCCCGTGCGGATGGAGTGAGCATATGCTCTCCGTCTGCGCGGGCTTTTTGCGTTTCCGGGGAGGTGACGGTATGGCGTCCAGGGCGCTGCGGCCCTGCCGAAAGACGGGCTGCGGGAATGTGACGCGGGACCCCAGCGGCTACTGCGAGGCCCACCGCGGCCTGGCCGTCCAGGCCAAGCAGCGCAAGGGCTCCGAGGCGTGGCACTGGATGTACCGCACGAGGCTGTGGCGGGACGTGCTGCGGCCCGGGCAGCTGCTGCGGGAGCCCTTCTGCCGCGAGTGCGCGGCGCGGGGCCTTCGGGTGCGTGCGGCGGTGGTGGACCACGTGACCCCCCACCGTGGGCGCTGGGAATTGTTCTCGGACCCGGGGAACCTGCAGAGCCTGTGCAAGAGCTGTCATGACGCCAAGACCATGCGGGAGCTGAATGAGCAAATGCGGCGCGGTTAGTGTCCGATTCGGACGCCGCCGCAGCGGCTGTGGCTACGTAGCGCGGCGCGAGTGCGGGCGCGGGCGCAGGCCCCGGGGATTTCCCCACCCCTGACCCCCTCCCCCCTCGGAAAGTTTGAGATCTCCCCCCTCAGCAC